CAGATGTGGTCTTATACCGTGGCACTTAACGGGTTTGTGAGTTTATACTCTTCACATTGAGTCCAGCGCATACCTGGGTCTCCTAACGCACTCGGCAAGACATATTCAGCCCAATACTGCTTCCAGCAATCAGGCATCAACATGATCAGAATTGGATCTCTCCATCTGGTCAAAGTCTCTAGGTTGTCAAAATAACGTTCAAGATGGAGTTGATGTTCGACAGTAATGCCGAATTTTTTCTCCACTAAAAGACGTGTGTTCATAGGAGGTTCAAGAAAAACAAGATCACAGCTCAACGCGGCAATCAATTGTTCTCGCTCATATGTATTCTGCCATTTCCGAATGGTGTCACGCACGTCATAAGACCGTGTGACTCGCAGGAGGTACTTGGACATTGACACAAGTACAGGACATCCCGGGTATTGATAGGCCGCTGACAGGGCTTTGCAACGAAGTAACGTTTTTCTTTTATTCATGCCGCTACGGGCGTAAGTCGCGGACGACCAACCAATAGATGCAAGTACTTCTCTGGGATCGGTGATGTTCAATCTATCGACAATGTCAAAAATCAAACCACAAAAAGACGCCTCTTCAATATTATCATGAAGGTCAATTTTAATCACCAAACCCAGTCGCGCAAAATCCTCTTGAGTAGGGGGAGTTCCTATCATGGAAAAAAGGCCATCATCACCTTCTACCACTCCCTCTACTTTGGTACAACCAACCTCTTGACACATGAATAACATGAACATGAGGTTGCTGAAACCATTTCCCAGAGACGTACACATCTCACCCGACATGCGTGTCGCCTCCAGTACTATTGTGAACCACTTAAACTCGCAAACATTCTCTCCACCTAACACAGTACGCACCAGCTCCATGAAATCCTGCCCCTCGGGCAATCCTTCTGTCATATAATCAAAGAGCTGAAACTCACAAGCATCCATTATCTCGGCAACGAACTGTGCTTCATAAGCCGTATAGTCAGTAGCCATATATTTCGCACCATTCTTATTCAATAACTCAAGTATATACTTAGGCCTGTCTGCAACAGGTATACGCTTGATAAAATGGTGACACTTGAAAACTTGTTTTTCTATGAGGCGGAAGATCGGACCTACCCTGCATTTAAATTCATCCGATCTTGAATTTATTGCTCGTGCGTGCTTGAACTCTGGGTAACACTCATCTTTCATGAAGGACTTGCACTTATAATGCTCTTTTGGATTCAGACGCCCCTCACAGGCCGTCCATTTCTCCATCAGTTCCTCCTTGCGATGTCGAGGATAGGTCGTAGATTCCAACCATGTCCTAACTGAAGTGTCAGAATCAGGAGCCAAAGGGTCCAGATTCTCCTCTATCCAATTACGCACGAACCGCTTAAATTTCAACAACAATTCGCTTTCCGGTGTGGGTGGTTTAAAAGCGAACCGTTTGGCAACCCCAGCTAACGTGGTGTCCGGGTCCAAAGGGTCACAGTGTGGGAGACACACTCCATCAATCACACAGCCAAGGTCAGAAAGCACAACAGGTCGAGATTCCAAATCTGGATGTTTCTTAACCGATTTAATGTACTTCGCAGAATCCTTGACGGGGGGGATATCCGCTAAGCGGACCTCACCCACCCTGTACCCATATGCCCAGACTTTCCCGCTCACGTTAACAGGGGCAATGGAAAAACATGCTCAGACCTGTCATAGCATAAATTCCTATAACAAGCGAGCGCCAAAAGTTGAGTATTAGGAACCACATGATGTTTCTCATAAGTCAGGGCCCTGTCTATATTGACACTATGGACAGATTTGGAAGTATATTTGATCTTCTCCCAAGTCAGTCCATCCCCTGCGTTCAAATCCATGACGGAGGCTGTGGTCAATTGAGTTAATAACTCACAGGACACCATAAAAACATCTGATGGAACCCCTATCATGCTACGAAAATCCCATGGTTTTCCGGTCCATGGTCTTGTGTACGAAAACATAGCATAAATAGCTTCCTTGTGCTTGAGTTTACCCAATGATATTGAATCGGCACGTTCGTCATCATGATCATGA